TTGCGGAAGATAAGACGAAGTTTGGTATTAAATTTTCTTTCCAGTTTTTTTTGATAATTGGATGTAAATCGTGTTCAATATAATCTAATGTAATAGTAGGTTCATCCCAATAGGTTATAATTTGATGTGCTTGATTACATGATAACATATAAAGCATTGCGGGAATATAAGAACGAATATCACAAATAATAATTTCAACTTTATCGCCAACTGTGTTATCAACCTTACGTATAGATCCAGTTCGTCTATCTTTAGTAAATTCTTTTGCCGAAAAGTAATGTAATCTCACGTCAGTTGGACAAGAACAACCAAACGCAAATGCGATGCGTTTATTAACTGATATTGCTGATTTGGCTAATGCCAACCCAACATGTCTTGCAGCACAAACAAATATAACTTTATATGATTCAGATAACCCAATTGGTGTGAGTGTTTTACCTGTTCCAGTTGGAGCAATATATAGAATTAATTTAGGACTTGGTTTAATAAAATCAGGATCTTCTTCATCCATAAGTTCCATACGATCTCTCGTCATAAATGTGCTAAATATTTGTTTTTGATGTGCATATAACTCCATATCAGCATATTTTAATAAACTTTTATTTTGTTCTATATATTCATTAGCATTAGATATTATATGTAATAAATCAATATCTGTTTCTAATCTATTTAATATAGTTTTTACAATGTCATTTATAAACATATTAATCATAACAATATTGTTTAATTGCAAATTACGAATAGTATAATAACACGACATCCATTTTTTATTTTTTGATTTTTTTAACTCAAATAGTTCTTCTATAAGTTTTAATACAATGAATTCATAAATTTCTACATTGTCATCAATATTATTATGTTTTGATACTCTAATTTCGTCAACTTTTTTTAGAACTAATTTAGAATTTAGGACTATATAACATTTATCATCATTATTTTTCTCTTTATTAGGTTTTGACCCAAAGATTATATAATCAATATTATATGTTTCTGTCAATTTAATGACACGTTTGTTAAAATATTTGTTATATAGAAAGATTTCTAATGGTTTGGTGTTTTCAATCTTTAGATATGAAAATAACGAAAATGTATTGTTTATTTTAATATTAACATTATGATATCCTTTAGTGATTAACTGTAATACATCATGTTCCGTCTTAGTAACTGGGATTTCAATAGAGTCCCATTCTGATTTTGTTAGTTTTCTTTGTGTTAAGTCCATTTTATTAATTTATTTATTGGTATTATATATATTAATAAATCTTTATATTCTATTTCTATTTCAATTTTTAATTATAACTTCAAACAATAACGATTATAATTAAAAATTGAAATTATATGGAATAAAAGAATTAAAGAATTAAAGAATTAAAGAATAAGGAATTAATTAATTTATCATGACAGTTAAAATTATTTCAATCGATGGTAATATTGGTTCAGGTAAAAGCACATTATTACAAACATTGAAAGAAAAATATATAAATTATACTGATATTGTATTCTTACGTGAACCAGTTGAACAATGGGAAGAAATTAAAGATAAAGATGGTAATACAATGTTACATAAATTTTATAATAATCAATCTAAATATTCATTTGCGTTTCAAATGATGGCATATATTTCTAGATTATCTATTTTAAGAGAAACTATACGTAATCATAACCATATTGACAATTTAATTATTATTACAGAACGTAGTTTATATACTGATAAATATGTATTCGCAAAGATGTTATATGATCAAGATATGATTGAAGATGTAACATATCAAATCTATTTGAAATGGTTTAATGAATTCGCAGATGATTACCCTATTGATAGTATTATATATATAAAAACAAACCCGATTATTTGTCATGAACGTATTAATAAAAGGTCTCGTATTGGAGAAGATATTATACCATTATCATATTTACAAGATTGTCATAATTATCACGAACATTTTATAGATAATTTCGATTGTAAGACAATTATAATTGATGGAGATGTTAATATTTTAAAACAACCTAATATAATTGATGAGTGGATTAATGTAATTAATCAATGTATAGGTATAGGTATAGATGTATAGGTATAGATGTATAGGTATAGATGTATAGGTATAGATGTATAGTTAGTTATAAATATTTTTTATTAATTTTTATTGAAGTATCAAATAAAATATATCCAGTATATAAGAATGGATTATATAATTCCGGCGTGTTCAATGTTATTTATAGATAGTGTATATTTATCAAATATTGGTGGACCCATGTTTGATAAAATGGTAAAAAAAATACAAAAAGATGATATGAAACTAAATATATACGGAGCAATTGGAGCATATATATTGATGATAATAGCAATATACAAATTTATCATTATGGAAAGAAAACCACCAATGGATGCATTTATTTTAGGTATATGTATTTATGGTGTGTTTGATTTTACAAACTATGCTATATTTAACAACTATAGTATGATAATTGGTTTATTAGACATGTTATGGGGAGGAATCTTATATTATATTGTAACATTGATAACATATAAATTATTGGATATAAAATATTAATACCATAAGTTTATCATATTATTTTATACCCTCAATTAAATTATAAAATTGATTTAATAGATCTTTAATTTATTACATCAACTTAATATAAATACAATAATGAATTTATTAACTAAAACTAGACTACTAAACAATCAACCTAATAAATTGCTTAAATTGCCACCAATAATCCGTCAAATTAATAACATTATTAATGAGAATAACTTTACACTTAATTTTGATGGTTGCTGCAAGGGTAATCCAGGACCATCTGGAATCGGTGTCGTAATTTATAATAATGGCACTGAAATATTCAGTAAATCTAAATATATAGGTGATCAAACAAATAACCAATCTGAATATAATGCACTGATTTTAGGATTACAATGCGCGTTAAAATTGAATATTACAGATATATCTGTTTTCGGGGATAGTTTACTTGTAATACAACAAACAAATGGAGTATTCAGGGTTAAAAATGAAAAACTTATTCCATTATATGAAACAATAAATGATTTAAAAACTAAGTTTAATTCGATTACATTTAAACATGTGTATAGAGATCAAAATAAACGAGCAGACAAGTTAGCCAATATTGGATTGGAAAATAACCAATATAAAAGTGATTATGAATTAGGTATTGTAGAAATAGATTAAATTATTTACACCTTCAACGGTTGTGATTTTTTTAGCATTTTTACTATAAAGTAATAAATAATTCCTAGTCCAACCCAAACAGACATGGCGATTTGAACTGATTCATATTTAGACATTTTTTCTTTAGTGATAAGATACCAATTAATAAATGTTGATAAATATAGAACACTTGTCATAACGAGTAGGTTCCATGAATATTCAGGTAGTTGCGAATCTTTAATAAATATACTTGAAGGCATACCTACTGGAATACTTGCGACGATACCAGATAAAAGCGGATTATTAAGGTTGTTTGAAAATACTGAAATCCCAGATACGGTTAGTCCACCCATCATGAATTGTCCAGGAATTGAGTTTATGAAAAAAGTGTCCATCAAAAAAAAGGTTTAAATATATTGAAATAATAAACATATAATTTATATGGAAGATAACAAAATTAAAACAAAATTAAAAAAAAAAATTAAAAAAAACCAATCACAGGGTATAAATGCTGGTAAATATTCATATTTGTTAAATAACGAAATAAAGGACACAAAGAAAAAAATATTCAATCAAAACTATCAAAGTGCACAAATTGTTAGTAATAAAATGTTTAATGATCTTATACCTTCATTGAATATAACACAGTCAACCACATCAAATGTCAATATATCACGAAAAAAATACTCTAAAAAACAGACATCAGAGTCGTTACGTTTTTTATATAATAATATTGATACGATTGTTAATGTGTATAATTTAACATATAAAAAATATTTAATGGATACAAATACACATACATATACAGATAATCATACAAATATAGATGTTTATACAACTGGACTAGGTGATTTTATAAGAGGTTGCTATTTTTTAATGAAATTTTGCGACGATTATAACTTTTGTTTTTCGGTAATTATTGATCACCCGATTTCCTCATTACTTGAAAATTTTTATAATATTCCAAAAATGTTACCTCATTTATCAAATATTGTAACCCGACTTGATTTGGATAATTTCAATAGTTATATAAGTGAGACGAAAGTAATACATACTAAACCCGATTTTACAATTAATAATGATTTTATCGCTTACTTGAAAGGACAAAAACATAATAATAAAGAAATGCTAATACATACAATTGCTTTTTCAAATCATATAATTACCGAAAAATATAAAGAACATATGAGAGAGATATTAACGCCAGTAACATCATTAATCAATTATATAGATGATACCATTTTAAATTTAACATTTGAAAAAAAATCATATGAAATAATACATATACGATTTGGCGATAAATACTTGATTCAAAAAGAACAATTTATTTTTACAGAACCTATGAAAATAATTGTTAAATATTTAAAAAATCTTAATATTAATAACAAATATCTATTAATTTCCGATAATGAAATTATTAAAGAAATGATTGTTGAAAATTATCCTTTTATAAGAACGCTAAAAAATAAAATATTACATACAGGTGAGAATTTTCAATTTAATATAGAACAATTACGAGATACTATGTTGGAGTTCTATTTAATGTCTCATTCTACAAATATTATGTCATTTTCAGTGTATAAACACGGGACAGGATTTAGTCAATGGTGTGCAGAAACTTATAATATTCAATATGAATGTAAATACATTGGTGAAGAATTATAATTTCAAGTAGGCGATTGTGATTTATACTTGAGTAATTCATTAGAAAGATATTTGACCTTTTTTAATAATTCATTAATTAAAATAGTTTGTTCTGTTATTTTCTTTTCATATTTATGTTGAATATCAGTTACAGTTTGTTGTGTGTCTATTTGTTGTGTGTCTATTTGTTGATTTTGTTGTGTGTCTATTTGTTTTTGTCGTGTTTCTAGTTCTTGTTCTTTTATTTGTATTTGTTTCATTAGTTTAGGTTTATTTTCAGGGTTTCCTTGTGTGTAGTTAGATAATAATTTATCCATATCTAAAATATAAAATTGTTTTAAAATTGGGTCTTTAATAAAGTCGGAAATACTGTAGGTGGATTTATTGACAAATTTATTTGTATCGATGTTTTCTAATAATCGTTCCTTATTTAAAGAGTTATGTTTATGCGAGCAAACAAATATTGTTTTTAATGTATCTAATTGTAGTAATGGAATCGTATATTTTTTTGTAAATTTGTTTTCTTCGCCAAATGTAATATTATTATCATAATTTGTTTGTTCTAATAATTCTTTTCTAAATGCGAATGTTGCAGCAGTTGCGTGATATTTAGCATATGGACCACATTGATAAATCTCTTTTCTATTGTCAAAATAAATATGCATTTCTGAAGAACCGGCTATTAAAAATGTTGGATTATCTTGTAACATTTGAACCGCATGTGAAATACGTTCTGGAGGATAATAATCATCATCGTCCATATATATAATAATATCTCCTGAGCATTTACTATGCATTAAATTTCTTTTTTCACCTAATTCCATTTTATCTTTATAATAAAAGTATTTAACTTGAGGTATATTTGTTACCATATCTTCAATTTTGTCAGTCCCATCATCTATAATAATCCATTCAATATTATATTTAGAATATGTTTGATGTTGAAAACATTTAATCATATATGGTATAAATGGTCGTCTATTAAATGTAGGGGTACATAAACTAACAAGTGGTGTTAAATTATTTTGGTTCATTAATAATTAACTGTGTATAACTGTGTAATATATATTTAAATCATTTTATCCTAAAAATATGGATTGTTTGTTAGTTATTTATTTTTAACAAACTAACAAAAATAATATATAATTATATTTATATAATTATATGTCGAACTTTTATAAAATCATGTCAACAAATATGTTACGCATTAATAATAATATTATTTTACAAACACCATTAATAATTCAAGATACTTTAGTGCTTGATTATGGACAAAAAATATCTATATGTAGATGTTGGAAATCTTTAAAATTCCCTCAATGTGATGGAAGTCATATTGAACATAATAAACAAGTAAATGATAATATTGGTCCATTTACTATTGCCGCACGAAAAGATTTGAAATAGATTATTATATATTATGATATGAATACATGCATCCTAAAGTCCCAACTTTTCGACAATGTGGACATAAACAATAAGTCCTATTATTTATTTTTTGGTCTTGCGAGAAACATTCATCATGCAGTAATATATTGCAAAATACACACATTACCCATTTATTAGATTGAATATTTCTCCAACAGATTAAACATTGTTTATCATTTATTTCAGTTGCTGCAGCAGTTTCGACGATTGAATCGTTTGCAGCAGTTGCAGCAGTTGCAGCAGTTGCAGCAGCAGTATGTGTTGATTTATTTCTCATAATATATAATATATCTAAAATCTATTTATATCAATAAAATTTGTATTTATTTTTTATTAAAAAAAATGTCTTTTGCGAATTCCTTTCCTTGTTCAGCAATTTCTTTACCAACATTAATAACGTCATGAGCATTTCGTTTTATGTTATTTATTTTCATAGTTCTTGCTTTAACATTGGCAACTCCCCTAGGCATAACATTTGCTTGATCGTATGACACTTCACCTTGTGTTTGTGTGCTATTAGAAGGATCATGAGTAGATTGGAAAAAATTCAACATAAATATACTTAGTAATAAACCAATTAATGTAGCAGTATATGCAGGGGTAGCAATATTCCCTAAATTAGGTTTAATTGCCGCTAATACAGCATATGTGAATAATATTCTAAGAAATACTTGATGACCAGTAAATATACCTTTCATATATTCAAGAAATGTATTAGGTTCTTTTTTATTTTCACCGGATAATTTATATGTTGCGAATAATGGTGAAATAATGGAATATGCTGTTAAAATAACAGGCAATACAATGGTACTAATTAATAAAATAGGATATCCCCATAACATTAAAAAAAACCAATTTGACCAAGAACTAATACCAAAAAATGAGATTTCATCTTCAGACTGCCATTCTGCTCTAGAATCTGTTGAGAATGCTTTGCCAACAAGTAATGCTAGAGCACCTGATAATTGTCCTTTTTTCCTTCTAAACATTTGAGGTAAATTAATAACGTGTGATACAATAGACAATACGTGATTTAACATCATTATAACTGGTAAAAATGCTGCGATGAAAAATTTACCAAAAATAGACATAATCATCCATTCGGGTAAAGTTTTGTGAATAACTAAGAACAAATTATTAAAAATCCAGTTATTCCATGCAGTGCATTCATTAAAAATTGTAGAATAATATAACATAATATTAGACCCTTTGGCTCTTTTTCTTAAAGCCCCAATTAAACCCTTGTTATATGTTGACAACATATCTAAATTATTAAAAGTTGCTTTTTGTGATGAAATTGGAACTTCGCTTGAAAGAACGTTAAACCCAAACAAAGGATATTCCTTAAGAACATTCATATTAACTGGTATATCCTTTGGAATTCGTAAATCACTGCTAAATGGTTGTTGTGATAGGTTATCTGGGAGTAAATTTGCTTGAGCAACTTTACAAATATATAACCCAACAGATCCTAAAGTAACAATTTGAGCAATAGTTAATAATGATGCTCCGAGTGTTTTTGCGAAACCAATAAAATCTGGAGGAGAACTAGAATTTGTGGTGCTATTACTTTCGTCTTTTTTATCATCAATTGCCGTTTCTTCTGACATATATTTATAATAAATATATATAATAAATATATATTTATAAATCAATAATATATTATACTTAATTCGCATATAATAATCCAACATTTCCCCCTACAAAATGAACTATATTAATTCGTTCTTCAAATATATGTAAATCAAAATTGTAATCATATATCCTCCAAGTTGGTTTATTAACACCTATAATTTCACCTGTTACAGGGTCACAAATGGTTAATGTTTGGGCTAATGGATCCATAGCAGGAATAATAGTAGAAAATTCAAGTTCAATTTGAGTAAATTTACTCATATTAATTGCACCTGATGGTTGTATATCAGAATTATTTGAATGTAATCCAAAATTATAACAATATAGTCCATTTGGTGCGTTTCCTGAAGTCCTAGTATATTTTTCAATAAAATTAAATATACCGGCTGGTTGAAGATTTTCACGGTATGACCCATTTAATAATATACCCATTGTCTCTAATATATCCTTTTTGTTTTCTGGAGAATATATTTGTGTTGTAAACCAACCAGTTGGTTTACCATTCGGATTTACTCCGGGACCAATATAATTAGTTACATCTTCTCCATTTGGATTAATTCTTGTAATTGGAAAATCTCCATTTGATGAAGATTGTATAATATCTCTTGGTATATAATTATATGGCCAATTACTATAATTAGACCATTCATTACGTAAATTAACATCACTGCGTTGGAAATAAAATAACCAATTTGAAACTAATCCATGTGACTCAAGAGAAACTTTATTTGAACCAGTGACATTATGTATTTCCCTTTCACTAACTGTTTTTATTAAGTATTTTTGTTCTTCTAATGCGAATACACGTTCTTCATCCTGTGATAAAAATCCGTAAGTGCAGTTTAAATGAATATCAGAATTCCATATAGTCCTTTTATCTGTATATGAATCCATTTCTAGTAAAATATTCGGTGGTGGATGTAGAAATCTATGAAATTGTTGATACCATGAATTAAAATTCGGAGCAATATAAGGATAATCATTAACATGATCTAATACATCACGGATTTGAAATAGTTCATTGATTGGTCTAAATGTAACAATAATATGTAATTCATTGTATTGTAATGCTGTTAATGGGAATGCCATCTGTGATTTTAACCCAAACCAGTTATTAAGAGGGATATATACTACATTTTGGGGTATAGATGGTTCAGGTCCTGAAACATCATCAGTATAGAATGCATTAGGATATGCGTTAACCCGTGATCCCAAATTTCCAGGATCATTCATTTCAGGAGTATGTCCACTCATTTTATCAAACAAGTTTTTTTTATCTGTGTTAAAGTCACGCTGTACTGAGGCTAATAAATAATCTCCAGAGTATTCTTGTAATGTATAATTACCACAAACCATCTGTATCCTTGAAACCATTTTAGCACCTAAATTTTTAATCCAACGAAATTCATAAGGAACCCATTTATTACTCTCAGCATTTTGAGGAGGCATAATTGGACTCCATATATTTGGCAAATTGACGGATAAATATGTATCCATAAGTAAATCAGCATATCTAGGAACTTTAAAAGAAAAAGTGGATGGTTCATTTAAACGTAACGTTTTAGCGCCTTCAAAATCCACACGAAATTTTTGAAGACCGAAATTTGTATATTGGGAATAAGTTGTTTTAAAGAATGTTTTAGAAGGATTGCCATTTAATATAATATTTGTTTGTCCTTGAGATACTAAATTCATTAAACCTCCAGCCATAATTATCTACTATAATATATGTATATTATTTAACTAATTATAATTTATAAATTATAAAATTATTATATTATAAATATGGATAAAGCAAACTCTTTAATTAATCCAGAAACTATTAATGAAACATTTAGTAATGCTTTAAAAATTACATCAAATATGAACGATAAGACTAAATCAACTATATTCACATTATTTGCTTACTTACTTATTACCATTATTATTTTTACTTATCTTTATTATTCTGGCAGTTTATTTACCAATAGTTTATCACAACGTGAATGTAATTTTATGGATGAAATATACGGCACTTTAAATGGACAGATTCATCCTATAACAATACAAGATGAACAATATAGTTATACACTTAAAGATTATTATATTAAATCGGCCTATAATTGTTGTAGTTCTGGTAATTATAAAAATGATTATGTGAACTTATGTTCATTAAAAAATTTACTTAAACAAGGCGTAAGAGGTTTAGATTTCGAAATATTTTCTATAAATGACCAACCTGTTATTGCTACATCTACTTCTGACAGTTATTTTGTTAAAGAAACATTTAATTATATCTTATTTGCTGATGTTATGAAAGTTTTACGTGATTATGCTTTTAGTTCATCTACATCACCTAACCCAACAGATCCAATTATAATTCATTTACGTATTAAGAGCACTAATCTACCTATGTATAACGAACTCGCAGAAATATTAAACGGTTATACTGATATATTATTAGGTTCTGAATTTAGCGATGAAAATCACGGGAAAAATTTAGGCAATCTTAAAATTACATCAATGATGAATAAAATTACTATTATTGTAGATAAAAGTAATAACTTTTTTTTAGAATCTGATGCATTTTATGAATATATTAACATGACTAGTAACTCTGTATTTTCTAGATTAATCAATTATTATGATATACAATTTTCACCAGATATGAATGAATTAATTATGTATAATAAGACTAATATGACTATTGCTATACCTGATAAAGGATCTAATCCACCCAATCCTAGTGCGTTAGTATTACGTGAAACCGGTTGTCAATTTATTGCTATGCGATATCAACTTATTGATGCAAATATAATGGAATCTGATATTTTTTTTAATGAAGCCGGAACTGCATTCGCATTAAAACCTGTCAAATTTAGACATATTCCAGATTTGTTAGATATACCTCCACCTCAAGACCCTAAAGTATCTTATGCACCTCAAACTATTGAATCTGATTATTATACTGTAGAAATTTAAATTGAGTTTTTATTTTTTTATATTAGTATTTATTTTTTTATATTAGTATTTTATAATATAACACTAATATGAAATATAAAAATGTGTGTGATAGTAAAATGACATTCCAAGAATGTGAACTTGCTATTCTTAGAGCAGCAGTTGATATTGCTGAAACTCGTCAAGGTAAAAAGTCCGCTAGTTCTCCTGAAATTAAGCGAATTATAACTATTGTTGAAGCATTTTTAAAAAAGAAATCACTTGTATGTTATGGAGGAACCGCAATTAATAATATATTACCAAAACAAGACCAGTTTTATAATAAAGATGTTGAAATTCCAGATTATGATTTTTACTCACCAAATGCGTTAAATGACGCTAAATCACTCGTTGACGATTATATAGAACAAGGGTTTATTGAAGTTGAAGCTAAATCGGGACAACATCATGGAACATATAAGGTTTTCGTTAAT